CATTGCATATATGATTTGTTTGAAATCACCTGAGAACTGGAGAGCACTTGCAGCATTCATTGCACCGTTTCTTGGGAAAAACATTGGAGCTCCATCAAGTTCATAAGAAGTTCCTGATTGAACAGTTGTCTTGAATAGAGGTACTCCATCGGCATCTCTAAGGCCTCTGTATTTACCTCTCATACTCATTGCAGCCACGTGACCAGTAGCCATAAATCCATCAGCTTCAATTGCTGAAATAACTCCATTTTCTCCAAGTAAATCATCATACAAATCTACTCCGGTTCCAAGAGTCACAACATTAGAAGCTGCTGTTGCTGATGTTTTTAAATCATCAGGCCAAGAAGCAGGAGCATTTGTGCCAAACATTACTGCAGCATCAAAAGCTACTCCCATTGCTTCCATGATTCTAGGTTTAACTTGACCCCAGATATCATAGTCAACATCTTCAAGCACTGCTTCTGGAATTGGCACAATTACTGCTAATTCTTCAGCATTCAAGTATTTATTGGTCCAAGCCATTTCAGTTGTTTGTTTCAAACCAGTATCACCATCAACGAAATAAGCTGTTGGTAGTGTACTCAATACTGGAATCCTTCTTTGAGCTCTGCTCATGTTAGGAGCTCTTGTTGCAAGTGACATGATAGATGAATACTCAGGCAATCCCTGAATTATTTCTCTTGATACATCTTCTGGAATTAAAGCACCAGAATCTCCTCTAGTAATTTGACCGTTATAAGCCATGTTTATTTCCTCCTAAAATTATATTCTTCCTGCAGCTCTTCGAATCATGTTATTCATACTGACAGCAATCTCATCACCTTTATTACTACCAGTGTCCATACCACCTTTTTTCTTACCTTCTTTTGTGGCTGTGAATAAGTAAGGTTTCTCTGTTTTCAAACGCGCTATCTCAGCATCAACGCCAAGGACCTGACCGCTTGCATTAACCTTGATGTTACCCATGTTCACAAAAGCTAAAAGGTCTTTTGAATCAATTGCATCTTTGGCAGCAATCATCAATTCAGTTTGGATTTTAGTGTTTTCCATATCCTTTAATAAAGTGTTGTTACTGTCCATGAGTTTCTGAATCTCAGCTTGCAGAGTTTCGTTACCTTTTGCTCCAGCTTTCATTGTTTCTAACTGCTTTCCAAGCTCTGTGGCCTGATTTTTAAAACCATCCCTTTGAGACACAACTTCATTGAGCCTATTTGAGGGGACGAACTCAGCTTTTTCCTTGTGGTTGATTAACACATCATACCCGAGCTCATTCAATTTAGTACTCAGTGTTGTAAAACTGTCTTTCACATTACCTGCACCTTCAAAGGCCTTCTCATTTGCAGATAAAATTTCATCAAACTTAGCCATTTTTATTTCCTCCATTTTGACGGCATGAGTGCCTTAATAATCAAAGCTTTTAAAGTCTTCATGTTTGGACATATTTAAACATCACAAAGGAGCAGGTTGTTAGTCTGCTCCTTCATGATAAGCTTAATTCAATATACCTTTAGTTAATATCTCATCTATCAACTTGACATCATCGATATCTAAGTTAATAAAATCATCTTGGAATGCTCTAACAAAAAATACATTCCCCACAATCACAACATCACCTAAAACAAAATTAGGTTTCAATCCCCTTAACTGTCCCTCTTCATTACATATCAGGCATAGGTCTTTGTCTATTCTGACAACCTCAAGAGGTCCTTCAACTATTGCCTGCATCTGCCTCAAATCATTAGCAATGCCTGCCATTCTTCTTTCTTCCCCAGCTCTTTTAATAATCACATTCATTAAATCAATCTCCCATCACTATAGTCTTCACTAATGGGGTCCCCACTGTTCAAACTTTCAAGTAGTTTAGTTCTAAACTCATCACTCTCAATATCTACATTCACAGTAGTTGGACTGTCTTTGAACTTCAGTTTGTATAAATCCAGCAACTCATAGTTATTAAGGTCTTCAGTAGCTATATGCATTGACATTCACCTCCTTATATTCATTATACCACATATTAGGATTAAATACCATTTATAAATTTCTCAAACATTGAAAAGGCTTTGGGGAATACCTTTTTAATAAGTTCTATCTCACTGCCACCATTTATATATCCAGCAAACATACCTGCAAATGCTTCTTGAGCAACTAGGGTTTTATCCTGCTTCCAATAGTCTTTTGAATGAGCAAATTTACCAACCACTTGATTCTCTGATAATCCACCCAGAACATCGGATATCATTACAGTATCTTTAGATTTATTAAGTCTAATCTGTTCTACAAACCAAGAATTAGCTTTTGCTCTAGCTTCAGAGTCTATATACTTCTTACTCGTGAAACTTGTTAAGAACTCTTTGTTATCATCTTCTAATGCCTGCATAAACTCAGGCTTTTTACTAGGATAGTTATATAAATCATCAACAGCATGGCCAACCTCATGGTGCCATGTATGTCCCACATGTTTACCTTTGCTTTTAACTAAATCCTCATCTATGTCAAAATGAATTGACTGGTCACTGGGCCTATAAAAACCTTTACCTTCACGAGTACCTTTTATAAATCCACCTGTAACTTTATCAATAGCTTTTATAATCTGGGGATTAGTAATCTTATTAGTAATTTCACTCATCATGCCCCATCTAACATCACTAAAGTCAGTTTTACCTTTGAATTTGGCTGCATAATTTATGGTCCTTGCTCTGGCAACAGGTGTCACAATAGGAGTAGGTTCTACCTTAGGCTTCCTCACACGTGGAGGCCTTACCTTTTTAGACACTGTTTTGGTCCACTGTGGTAAAGTTTCCTTACCCACAACACCTTCTCTATTCCTGATACTTTCCCTGTCATACTTCCTTCTTAAAGTCATATCAAAAGTTTGTTCATAAGCTTTCAATAAACTTCTTTGATTGGCCTGATAATCCTGTATATGCATTACTGATTTTCTTTTATCATTATCATCTAAAGCCACTACTTCTCTTCTTTTCCATCTTCTAATCTGTCTTTCATTTGACCTTTGTTTTTTAATATATATATCCTGACCCGGAACACCACCAGTCTTAGTAGGTTCTAAATCAGTTAATCCTTCGATATATCCAGTTAAACTATGTCTACAGTTAGGATGGAATAATCCAGCTTCTTTAGCACTGGCTAATGAAGGATATCCATTAGTTGCTCCAGTGATACTTAATACCTTATTCTCCCACGGCCTACACAAGGGGCATTCACCTGCATGGTCTGATATCACAATCAAATCTCTACCAGCTTCTAATTGCCTGTCAATATGACCTTGTAGTGAAGCCTGAACGGTAGTGGTTCTGGTTACCATTTCAGCATAGGCACCCATTTCCCATTTCCTACCTTTCTTATCTGTGAAACTAGTTATTCCTTCATCTGCTAACCTGTTCATGAATCTTTTGGCTATTTGTTTTCTTGTTTCCACACCTGTTAAGGTTCCAGCCACAACTTCTGCTTGAATTCTTCTATAGGCATCCTCAGTGTTTCTTAATATCTTGAAACTTGAAGCTTGAATGATATTATTACTTTCTTGAACTAACCTCACTAATTTAGCTGGCACTGCAGTACCGGATAGAACAGTTCTATTTAATTTAAAATCTGCCTCAGCAGAATGTATTCCTTTTTGATAGGAGTCTTTGACTGCATCCGATAAAGCAGTGCTGGCTTTTTTACTTAAATCATTCACAACAGTAGTCAATTGTTTTCTTATAGTCTGGATATCAGTTATTTTCTTATCTGCCCAGACTGAACTAACACCTTTGGTCATTTTTTCTAACATCAATGTTTCGGCATTTGAATATATAGCAAACATCTGGTCTGCTATCTTTTTATTCATATCAGCTTTCAGTGCCATCTTCTTCACCACCTGTTGTATCAGGGTCAACTACAGGATTTAGAGCATTTTCATCTTTTATCTTTTGAACTTCTTCAGCTACCTGTTCCTCATTCCAATCTGGATGTATTAACTTAACTTTGGTTTCAACACTGGCAGCCATTGCATCACTTAACAGCTTCACAGAGGCAGATAATTCCCCAAGGTCATTTGTTATACCATCACTAAAGGCAACATTCAATGTAATATTTTCTTCAATACTGCCCATCAACATTTCATTATATACCAGAATCATTAATTCAACTAATTTAGAAATTGCTGGTTGCCAATAGGCCTGTTTCTTATTTTTAGTGGCAAAACTTTTTCTTTCCCTCATACTCAATGCAGTACCACTCTCAGCCCTACCTGAAATATTCAAACCAAATGACTGAGGACTATATCCAGCTGATGTTATAATGCGTTCAAGTAAATTTAAAGCTGTTTTCTCAAACTGATCAGCTCTTATTTCAAATTGTGTTGCAGTTATTTTACTACCTTCTATGGTGGGGTCCATATCAAGCTTCACATATAATGACCTATCCACATTGAATGAATCTTTACCATTAATCTTTTCTAAATATGATTCTGGAATTAATATTCTACCTTGTGCCAATAAAATTTCTTTCTGCCATGTACTGAATAATTCATCCAGATTATTCATTAAACCTTCTTGGCCTAAATAATCAGACCTTCCTAAGCAACTATTTCTGTCAAGCTTATTAGGTAACATATTAGGAATATACACAGCCAATATATCATCAATACCTGTGTAAATCACATCTTCCATTTCAGCAGTTTCAGGATGGTAGTCCAGCTCCACTTTAGAGCCTAGTTTGTCACAGGTACCTTTATATAGGTCATACTTAATTAGACCTCTCTCATAGGTCTCCAGTAACCTGAGAACTACCTTTGCATCGTCACTTTCCAATGTCTTCCAGAAAGTCACAGATTTAAGAATACCAAATGAGAATTCAGGTATGGCTCTGTCAGGTTGAACAATCATAGGAATGGGATACATACTTAATTCCATATCCCAGGCTATTTTAAAATAAATCCCACCCATGGCAGCACATGATTCAGCACCTTCTAATATCTTTCTGTGAAATTCAGTTTTTATAAGAAGGGTTTCTAGCTCAGTTTGAGCATCTTTATAACTTTGTGAGGCCTTCATCACATTGGCTTCTACTATCTTCACAGAAGGAGCTTCTGAAAACAGGAAGTTAGCACTGGTCTCAGCAATATCACCTGCCAATGGAACATGTACAGCACATTCACATCCATTTCTTATTTGCCTTCCCCAAAACTTATCTTGATGAGCAAAATATGGAACATCCAGAAAGTTTTGGGACAGCATCTCAGCATAGTAGTTGGATAGTAAAAGCTCGTTTCCACTATACCATGCTGAGTGTTCCGCCATCTTATATGATAAAATGTTGCTTGGGGGCCATTGCATATCTGCTGTTATTTTCATACTGCCTCCTATTTTGTATATGTTGTTCTACTACCTAAGGTATCTATTGGAATATGTAAAGCTACTTTATATAATATCATATCAGCAGCATAAGTATCACCTACATTCTGTGGGTCTCTGCTGATTGTAAACTCTATTAAATCGCCTATTCCAAATCCTCCAGCTGGAACTGCTAAATTTGCACCAGATAATAGATTAAAATATTGCTGATTAGCAGTTATTGTCTTTGTAATTATCGCTTGGGTTCCTGCTATAGGCGCTCCATTTGCTTTTATTAAACACCAATCAACTACAAATCTAACAATACCTGTACCTATAGTAGAAGGCCCTGCATGGAAATGTATTTCTATTGGTAAGGTTCCTGCATTTACTTGAGCTAATGCAATGTCATGAGCTATCTCAAAAGTATTACCTAACTTCTCTGTAGTATTAGAACCATCAAAAGAATATTTTTTAGTAACAACCCCGCCTATTGTATAATCTACGATATCCGGAGCCGTTGCGCCTGAAGGTACAAAGTAATCCCCACCTACATATTCATCACGATAAGTTATAGCCAATCCCTTAGCTACATAAGTACCATCATTCTCAAAATATGAATAGTTACCATTATCTACATCACCGAACATATATTTTTCATTATCAACTCTTACACAAATCCATCCATCAGTGATATGTGATTTTATTATCATACCTATTCTAACTTTGGCTATTCCATCAGCTGGGGCAGTCACAACATATTGACCTGCTACCTCAGATAAGAATACACAATCACCTTCATTAAATAAATGAGTATCTAATCCTCTCACTATACCTGATGTAGTCACAAATCCATATTCATTTTTAGCAATATCATGAGTGGCTACTCCTATTACTTTCATGCTGTTGATATAACTATTTGCATCTGCTAGTTCAATCTTGGGTTTATTCCCCAATGAACCTGATACATACACAACTGAGCCATTTGGAATTGTATTACCCGTTTTATTCACTGCCCTTATAAACATTTCCTGACCTATCTGAATCTTTACATCATGGTCAAGTTGTAATTGTAATGTATTGTCTTGCTCATCCCATGATAAGGTTCCTATATCTGTTGGAACATCTACAGGAGTTGTGTCAAACTGTATGAAATCAAAAGCTTTAATATCCACTGGTAAAGCACTAACAATACTGCCATCTGGCATTAACCATTTTGCAGCACTTGCAGCTCTTTGGTTATATAATAAAGCCCATTCTGCATTTGGTCC